CAACGTTGAACACAATCACGCCAGCAATCCCGATAGTGACCGATCCAAGAAATATCCAGGCCGCTTGTGCCTTTATTAACGCCCCAACATTTACCACGCCGTTGATGAAAAACAAACGCATTCAATTGACCTTTCCGATCCAGTTAATAGTTCCAGGGCCGTTCAATCTTGATGCACAAAGAAAACTTTTAAACATGACCGCCCAGTTATTGGGTGCAAATGTTGCAATCACAGAAGGCCGCCCAACCTCTATTGAAATAGGTGGCGCGTTATACCCCTGCTATGAAGTTATTGTCAATATGGAAGCGAGTTCATTATGAAACTAAAAATCCTGTCAAATAAAGTAGGCAAGGTAGGCGCTTACTTTGAGCCAACCCCTGGAATCAATGTTCAGGCATTGATTGACGGCGGCTTTATTGCCTATGAATCAGAATCCACCGAAACACCCAAAAAATCATCTATTATCAAGAAAACAACTAAGGAGTAACAACATGGCCACTTCCACTTACCTCTCAAATTTATCAGCGCTTACCGTTAACGCGGTTTCGTTGGTGGATCAATGCACAGGCATCGTTTTCACGCAACTTAGGGAGAGCCTGGATAAAACTACGCTGGCGGATACAGGCCGCACCTTCACGGGCGGTTTGTACAACAACGAATGCACAATGACACTTTTTCAATCCTATGCCGCAAGTGAGACCTACCAAACTTTGGCATCAATCGTTGGCACACAAACAACAGTTGTTGCAACTGTCATTGAAGGCGCAGTGACAAAAGTGTTCACCTTGGCAAATTGTTACCTGGAGTCAATGCCAGTTATTAATGGCGCACTCGGTGAATTGTCAACTGTAGATTTGACCTTCACGGGCGGAGCGCTAAGCGTAAGTTGATCACGGCCATCACTTGGCCCGACACAAGGAGAAACAAGTGAAACTTAAATTAAAAATAACGCCATCGCCAGGTGATGAACCTGTCACGATCACAACCAATTTGTTGTGCATTGCTGAATGGGAAAAATCAGAAAACCGCAAAGTTTCAGACGGCCGAGGAATTGGAATTATGGACATGGTTTTTTGGGCGCATTTTATGTTGAAGCGATCAAATTACAAAATGGAAGCAACACCAAAATTGTGGCTTGAAGCAAACCCTGACATGGAAATTGAAACGGTGGACATGACAAACCCAAACCCTACGGGCGGGGAACTTACCGAAAACAACTAGCAGAATTGCTGGTTTCAGTAGGGTGGTGGCCGCCGCACATAGAGTTTGACACACGCGATCTTTCTACAGTCATTAGCGTGCTTAATGAACAAGGAAAAGAAAGGCGGCAAAAGTGAACACGGCATCTATAAAGGTTTATGGCGTAAAGGCCGCCCTTAAAGAACTAAACAAAGTCAATCCTAAATTGCGCCGCGAATACACAAAGCGTTACAAAGACATTGTTAAGCCCGTGATTCAGCAAGCCAAAGTTGCATTTCCAAAGAGCGCGCCGCTTTCGGGCATGGCAAAAGCGCACAAACGCCTAGGCGGTTGGGATGGCGGCTTAGTTGCCAAAGGCGTTGTTGCAAAGATTGACACACGCAAAGGCAAAAGCGATAATGTCGGCGCATTTTTTATTGTGCAAAAAACAGGTTGGGGATCAATCTACGACATGGCAGGGCGCACAAATAAAGCATCAACCTTTGTGCAAAACTTAATCAAAAGCGGAGAAGGCAACGCCTCGCGCGTTATGTGGCCAGCCTACGAAGGCAATGCCGCACAAGTTCAATTGGCTGTGCTTGACTTAGTGAACGATGTAATGGCAGACACAAACAGAAAATTGATTACTGATGGCAATTAGAATCCCCATAATTTCGGAATTTAACCCGAAAGGCATTGCCGCGGCCAAGGCAGAATTTGCAACCTTAGAGGGTGCAGGTTCCAAATCAATGTTTCTGTTGCAAAAAGCAATCTTGCCAGCCGCCGCCGCCATTGGCGCTTTCACATCAATTATTGCCCCAGCAATTAAAGCCGCATCAGACTTTGAAGAATCAGCATCAAAAGTTGATGTTATTTTTGGCAAAGCATCAAAAAGCGTTAAGGATTTTGCCAATGATGCCGCGGTATCCCTTGGACAATCTAAACAAGATGTGCTAAACGCCGCTGGCGTGTTTGGTACTTTTGGCAAAGCCGCAGGCCTAGCAGGCGAAGACCTAGGACTCTTCACAACCGATTTTGTGACCCTGGCAACCGACCTAGCATCATTCAACAACAGCACCCCCGAAGAAGCCGTTATGGCCATTGGGGCGGCATTGCGCGGCGAATCCGAACCTTTGCGGCGTTACGGCATTTTGCTTGATGACGCAACCTTAAAAGCCGAAGCAACTACTTTGGGCATTTACAAAGGCAACAAAGCGCTTACCTCGCAACAAAAGATTTTGGCGGCACAGTCCGCCATTTATAAACAGTCAGGTGACGCACAAGGAGACTTTGCGCGTACTTCTGACGGACTGGCCAATAGTCAACGCACACTTTCGGCATTGTTCAAAAACTTTCAAATCCAGTTAGGACAACAACTACTTCCAGCAACCACAGATTTTGTTAATGGCTTAATTGATATTGCTGATGCCATGGAAAAAATTCCACAACCATCAGAACAAGCCAGCAAGAAAATTGGTTTGTTCACAAAAATCATTCAAAGCGCAATCAACCCAATTTCCGCTTTTATAAACAGCGTTAGGTTGCTCGGATCAGGTTTCTTTGATGCTGAAGAAGCAACGGGGGCATACAACCAAGCCCTGGGTGTTTCATCACAACAACAAATGCGTTCTGGAGATGCCGCCGCAGAATTTAACAAAAAATTTAAAGAAACCCCACCTGCCGTTGGTGGAGCTAAAAAAGAAGTTGAATCATTTGCTGGCGCATTGAAAGACAAACTTTCAGAAGCCGTGGACACAGCAAAAGAAAAACTTGCTGACGCAAAAACCGAATTTTCAGACTTTGCAACAAGCGTTTCCGATGCAGTCATTGGCGCGCTGGACTTCAACAAAGCCCTAGAAGATGGCAAATATGGTTTTAAAGGATTTTTGGACAGCCTACGAAAGCAAGTCAAAGGCGTAGAAGATTACGGAACCAACCTTCAAACAGCCCTAGCAATGAACCTTTCGGAAGATGCTTTGGCATTTGTTTTAGATGCTGGAAGTGAGGCTGGCGCAAAGATTGCATCCGAACTTGTTAAAGGTGGACAAGCGGCAATTGACGAAACAAACGCTTTAGTGGAATCGGCACAAGCCGCCGCTGACAAAGTTGGAATGAACGCGGCAACAAAATGGTATCAAAGCGGTGTTGATTCAGCCCAAAAAATGGTTGACGGTTTGGTTGCAGAACTTGATTTGATGACACCAAAGTTGATGGAACAAATGGACAAGATCGCCGCAAAAATGAAACGCAAAGTGAACATTGATGTTGTTATTACAGAGCGTGTCAACAAGATTGTGGCAACTGTGAGCACTGGAATTCCCAAGATGGCTGATGGCGGCATTGTCAACCGTCCAACCCTGGCGCTTATTGGTGAGGCTGGCCCTGAAGCCGTAGTTCCACTTTCCAAAATGGGTGGCATGGGTGGCGGCGGTGAGATAAATATTAATGTCAACGGTGGGATGGCAACATCAGCCGAAATTGGTCAATCAATTCTTAATGCTTTGCGCGCTTATCAGCGTTCGGCAGGGCCGTTGAATCTGAACATTGCATGAGTGGTTACGCGGTTTTAGATTCGGGCAACTATGACCTGCAAATTGCCACAGGTTTTCTAGTTGACGCATTCACGCTTGATGACCCCGTGCGCGGCCTTCTTGATGATCCTGATTTTGTTTTAGATGGCACAACAGAATTTGCGTCAGTTTTAGAGTCAACAACAAACATTGCAGTGAAGCGCGGCCGCCGTGATATTGGGGATCAATTTAGCGCTGGAACAATTACATTTAACATCACTGATGTGGACGGAATCTTCAACCCATTTGACGAAAATAGCCCTTACTACAACACACCTGATTCACAACCTGGACTTGCGCCAATGCGTGAAATGAAACTAATTCGTTACGATTCCAGCGACAACCCTGAATTGCTTTTTTCAGGATATGTGGTCAATTATGACTACAACTTTGGGCTTGGACAATTGGACACAGTTACCGTCTATGGCGCAGACCAATTTTATTTGCTGGCGCAAACCTATTTAGACGAACTTAATGTGACTGCCCAATTATCGGGTGCTCGCATTTCTACCGTGCTTAGTTTGCCTGAAGTAGATTTTCCGTTAGCGCAAAGAAACATTGCCACAGGCACAGTCAACCTTGGCCATAATGCGGCCTACACGGTTTCGGCTGGAA